TTTCTCGCCGTTTTTATTAGCCAGAAGGAAACCTAAAGATTCAACCTCGTGCACCAGATTGAATGCTAGAACTCGCCAAGAACCGATGCTAAATTGTTGCATGGGGCTTATGATTTTCAATCTATGACTGACTAAGCCTAGAGAGTCCGCTGTCGCTTGATTCATATAGCAGTCGACTCCGGATTTGATTAAATCCGGAATGGCCCGGCAGTGATCAAGATGTTGATGACTCGCAAGCACCGCACTTAGGTTGGATACTTGGAAGTTAAGAGCTTTCCGAACCTCTGGCAAATGCAAGCCGGCATCCAGCAAAAGTGAGGTGTTTCCGTCTGATATGTAAGTACAGTTGGCCTTGCTGCTACTTGCGAGTACTTTAATTTCCATAGCTATCTTCCTGTGGCACGGACGGGAGTAGTAAGTGCTTTTTCGATAGTCCATCCGCGGTGAAACCGTACATTGAGAATGCTGCTTTTGATGCCCAGAGCTTCGGCCCACTCTACAGTTATTTTCATCTTTCCGTTGAAGAGAGTCCGCCGGTTATGGCGTGAATTTCTGACTTGTTCTTTTCGGGTTGACCATTTGCAGTTATCTGGACCGTAATTTCCATTGTTGTCGATTCGATCAATTGTAAGGTCATCACGATAACCATTGGATATTGCCCAGTCATAGAATTTTTTGTAATTGTTCCATTCTTCGCAGACAGTTATGGAGCGTCCTCCGTAATATTTATAATCCTTATGGTTTGGGTTTCCGCAACGTTGTCTCATGCGTTTCCATATTTTATATAGACGTGTTTCTTTGCCGGCTCCTCCAGAAAGACCGTGGGTTGTAAATCTTGCACGAGTTGCATCATTCTTCAAGCAACCGCAACTTTTTGAGTGACCTGTTCTCAGATCACTTAAACCCATGATTTTTTTATTCCCGCAATCGCATTCGCAGAGAAAGTATCGGTGCCCGTCTCGCTTGCCCGATTCCTGAACAATTACCAGTTTTCCATATCTATCCCCTGGCGTAATCTCTAATCTTTTTGGCATTTCTCAAAATCCTGGTAGATGGTCTGACTGCTTCGATTCTTTCTCCTTCGGTTTTTCTGTGGCTGCATTCTTGCCTCTCTCTTCAGGTTGTTCTTTTAGCTTCTCTCCATCGGGAAGATCAGCCTTTTCGATATCGATGATCTGTTTATTGGCTTTTGCTTTAATCTCGTCAGTCACTTCTGCTTCGGTGGCTGTTTCATCCGTCCTGTTGAGCGCCGCGAGAAGCGTCGCATTGTCGCTGGAAGAATTTATATATCTCTTGCAAGCTCTTTGGATCACCGTCCTTCTCGCCATCTCTTCGGGGAATTCTTTGTGGGTGCTTCCTTCCCTCCCGGGATCCATTTTTGATTTCTTCCAGGCCTTTTTGATCTGCCCGATATCCATTACTTCCGTAAATTCTTTCTCGTCAAATACAATGGTGCAGTAGGCGCCGGCTATCTTTTCCGGGTCGATGTTGGCGAACTTTTGCGTGTGGCTGATGACCTTTTTATTCCCGTTTTTGATTTCGTATGTGAACTCGTCCCCGACATAGATTATCTCCCCGTAGACGTCCTTGGCGCCGGCGAGGTTCTTGACAATGGCCATCGACCCGAAATAGCTCCTCATGCAGGTGAGTTTCTTGCCGTAAGCGATAAAGTAGCATTGATCCTTGCTTGGGTTCAGACCTTGGATACACATATCAAGAAGGCTGTTGACAATGCTCGCACGGGTGCAGCTTTGTAGGACAGGGAGCTTGTTCCTGTCCACCGTCTCCTGAAGCACCAACCAGGCGCTCATCAGAGCATTCTGTGCCGAATAGTTGGGAGGCAATGCAAGATTGCCCTTTTTTTGCAAGATCTCAATTTGCTTCCCAACATCCTCTACGACAGTACTCTTGACTGCGACTTGAGTTTCTCTCTTTTCTTGACTCATTGGTTTTTTCTCCTTTTCTTGATTATTATATCTTTTCAACTCGTAAAGATTTATCCTTCTCCGAGACATGCAGCGTTATCATTTGTGATTTCAGCCTGAGTAGGTGGGTAAAGGCCTCGGCGCCGTCCACGAGAATGGGCGGCTCAAATCCGTAATACTCCGAGAGAGTCCGGATGATGTCCAGGCCCACGTTGATCCTGGCTCCTTTATTCAAGGCCGAAGAGTAGGGAACGCCTTTATAGGTGGTTTCAGCCGTTTCTTCTAGCCCGCCGTTGACCAGGACGTTGAAGAGCTTAAACCTGGCCATTCGGAATTTGGAATTGATCTTCGCTTGGAGCATGTCAACTTTGGTGCGGATAAATTGTTCCGATAGGTAGATCTGCTGCTCCAGCTTTTCAAACTCGGCAGCCAGCTCCTTCTCCTGGGTCTTGAGCTCTTCTATTCTGGCCTGGCCTTTTTTATGCCCTTCAACCTGAGATAAGTGGCGTTCTAAGAGGCCGACTTGATCCTCGAGGCTTTCAATTTCTTCCTTGATCCTGAGCGATACCTCCTCATTGCCCCCTCGCAGAAGAGCTATGGAACTCGCCGCTTCCTCTTTCTCCTTGAATTTTCTGGTGTATTCTGGATTTGCTGCTGGGTCGATAAATTTCTGCTCGATGGAATCTATCTCTTTCTGGGATGCGTCTACGCGCTGTTGGAGGGTCGCCCCCTCTTTTTGTAATGCCTCGATTTCCTGTTGGGTAGCCGCATTTGATTTTTGAAGCTGGACCATTTCCTCCTGCCTCTCTTTGCCGGAGGAAGTAATGCTTTCGAGCCGGGACGCTTTGTCCTGGTTGAAATCAGCTTGGGCCTTTTTCCGAGCTTTCTCTAGTTGCTTTTTGGGAAGTTTCTGCCCGCAAGTAGGACAAACGTCGGCTTGCTCGAATTCAAATTTAGAGTCGTCGACCTCCTGCCATTTTTCCCGAAGCAGGGAGAGAGCGGACTGGGAGTCTTTGATAAACTTCGTATTTAAGTCGAAGGAGCGCTCCTTTGCGGTGATGGCAGAGGAGACTTGGGAAATCTCGTCCTCTAGTTCGCGCAGGGATCCTCTCGTCTTTGCCGTCGCTTCCTCGTTTTTCCTGCGCTGTTTGACTTCGATATCGAGCAGTTCCGATTCGATTTCCCTTAGCTTTTTGGTTTTTTCAGCCATCTCCCCTCCGGCTTCCAGACGAGCTAATTCCTGCTCCGATGCCTGCTTCCTTTCCTTCAGGGCGGTCATCTCGGAGGCGGTCTTGTCCGCTTCGATTTCTGAGATGTCTGGAAGTCCCTGGGTGACCTCATCAATACGAACGGGGATCCTCTCCAGTTCTTTGTTGATCTCTTTGCGGCGAGCATCGAGAATTTTTCGATGATCGGTAAGGCTACGCTCGGAAAGAATATCTTCTAGGGAAGCAAGATCCTCATTGGAGTGGATGACATCGCTATCTGAAACATCCCCGCAGACTTCAAGCAGTATTTTTCGTCTTTCTTGCCAATGAAGGACCTCATTAAAATATCCCGGGTCGGTAAGAAGTCTGAAGGTATCTTCGTTGCCTGCTATCTGGGCGACGCGCTCCTCGTACTCGCTTTTTTTGACTGGTACTTTGTCAATGGTGTGGTCCGTCGAGTGACCGGTAAAGACTTTTTCTGCTGCCCCTCTTTTCCTGGTCCATTTTTCGTAGTAACTTTTGCGGAGAGAAAGAGGCTTGCCGTCAATTTCAAGCGTTCCTTCGACTTCATGGTCGAGGCCGTTTATCGCTTTTCCCGTTTTCGGATCTATGGTTTTAATTTCAAAGTCCGCCCGGTTCTGGCTGTCTTTATCAAAGAGCAGCCAGAGGAAGGCATCCTTTAGGGTAGTTTTCCCAGTGGCGTTATCCCCGAAGATAGCCATGTCCCCGCCGTCGAGGTTGAGTTCAAAGGATTTAATGCCCTTGAAATTCTTGAGCTTGAGTCTGATGAGTCTTATTTTAGCCATTCTCTCCTCCTTTTTTTATCTTCTCGGGTTTTAACATACAAAATACGCACAGAACTGCCCCATTTTGCCACTTAAAATAATTACTCGATACTTTCATCGTGTCTTGGTATAACAACCACAATAAGGGCAGTAGAATTTATCATCGCTGCTATTATCGAGAACCACAGTTGGTACGTATATATACCTGCCACACCACTGGCATTTTATCTTGGTAGCTAGTGCTTCTGGCATTATTTCTCACCCCCTCAGAGAAATCGAAAGCCAAGCCGATTTGGTTTAGTCTTCTCTTTCTTTTTATATCCTTTCTCATAGCATTCTTCGCAGATAGCGAAGTGGACTCCACCTTCTGAAAATGAACCTTCAGTATCTTTTCCACAGTTTGGACATTTATGCATTATTTCTCATCCCCCTTTATTTTGATGTCAGCTTCTTGCGTAATTCGCTAATTGCATCGTTGATGCTGATCCCGCACTCATTGCATATTACAATATTCTCATCGTTTATAGCATTGAATATCCCGCAACAGTCCTCATTTCCCAAGCCTATATGGTCAGGCATATATGGAGATAGCGTGCAAAGTCCAGTATCGAAGGCGTGTTGGCAAATATGCAATATCCTCTGCACATTCTTTACTTCATCCTCTCTGATTATGAATTTTCTCATTATTTCTCACCTCCCAACTCTATTATTCGCATCCCAGGCATAGTAAAAATAAGCTGTCTTACACCATTATTTGGCTTACGCACATAAAATGCTTTCGTTTCAGGGTTGGGGAGCTTATCAACTATGCCCTCCACTGGTTCACCGTCAGGAAATACAACCTTGATGCGCATTGCTTTTACCTCCTTGGGTAGGTCTATATATTCCAGTTTAACAGCTCGATATTCTTTGGCTGTGAGTTCTTCTTTTTCTCTCCGACAATCTTCGCAGCACGCAAGAAGATTCTCAGGCTCAGTTTTACCCCCACGACACTTCGGCACGTCGTGGCATAGCATATCCGTTTGTTTACCGCAGAATCGGCAAGAATTACTATCGCGCTCCAATACCTCTCGGCGATAGGCTAGGGGAATGTAAGAGGATTGCAGTTCGGTATGAACTAGTACTTGAGACTTGGATATATTCATTGGTTTTTTATTCTTTCAATAAGGTCCAATCATCTAGAAATCGAAGATATTTTGACAAACATAACTCTTAGCTCTCCAGCCTCACTTATGGCTTTAGGTTTGTACATCTTAAATAGTTCAATTGTCACTTTCGACTCCTTAACGTTTTGCTTTAACTTGTAAATTTGGTTTACATAATATATCTTCCCGGACAATAAATCTGTGGATAGTGTAATAGGAAAGCAATATAAAGCGGGAAAGTTCCGATAATTTTGGGTTACATAAAATGAGGGGCCCCGAAATCGGAGAGGATCCCGGGGCTGGAGAACTAAAGATATTAGACGAGGAAATAGGGCTCTCCCTCCATCTCCTCTTAAAGGTTTTACGAAATGAATTGATGACGGAGTTCATTCTTTAGTCCTCCAAAAATAGTCTAGCAGATCCTCGGAAATTGTCAAGGGCTGAAGCCCGAGATATCGGATTGACGCTTGATAAACTTATCTCTTTTCCCGATATGGCCGCAACGACGGCAGATAAAGTCCTTTGTCTTTTGGCGGTAGTAACAGACCCTTGAGCCGCAGGCTGGGCAGATGGGAACTTGAGTTTTGGATTGTTTAGTCAATTAGGTTCCTCCTTTTATATTTTAAGCAAGGCTATCAAGGTTCTTTCCCGATAACCTCTGGCTATTCTTCTCACGCATTCCAAGCAGTAATGTTTTTCCCCTTTTACCCCGTGCAGTTCAGTAGCCTTGATGTCCTTGGGGCAACCGGCGCATTTATACATCGTTCTTACTCCTGGACCTCTTGCCGTTCTACTAATTCGTCAAGTTCTGCGTCTACGAAAAAGAACTTATTCCCCTGAGTGTCCTCTACCTCGATTTGGTCATAAGAGATTGGCCTGTTGTGAATTACTTTGATTGACTTGATTCTCATCTCTCTTGCTCCTTTCTTTCTTGATTGCCAAACAACGGCAGATAACTTTACTACGAGGTTTCCTCAAGTGGATGTTCGCTTCGCTCAAAAGCACAATCATCGCAAATCCCTTTATCTTCCTCCTTAATGATTCTTCCGCAGTCGCAACAAAATAGCTCGTCTTGCATTATATCCTCCTTATTTTCAAAGATGTGCCTAGCATATCAACATTTTTGCGTTTGTCAAGTCTTGCAGATAAACACTAAAAGCACCATCCGCCCGCCACAAAATTCTTCTCCCCATCTCTTTCAAAAACAAAAAAACTTGGCATACTTCTTGCTTCTTAATTACTTTTGTTTGTTCTTATATACTCTTAAAGATAAAGAAAGATAAAGATACAAACAGCGGGTTACAGGGATTCGGTGTAACGTTCGTTGTTTTCAGAAATGCAGGAGAGATATAACCGTGCAGAATTTGAGAGAATGCTTTGGTGTAACGTTCGTAAAATAGGAGTGTAACGTTCGTGAAAAAAACACCTTCGGAGATACATAACGACACAGGGTTTGCAAACATTATGTGGTGTAACGTTCGCAGTTGTGAGTTAGTTTGGTGTAACGTTCGTAAATTTGGATAGTCCTCAAGCGTAGATGGATACAGAAGTGTAGCGGGTGGTTACTGTAACGTTCGTAGTTTTAGTTCCTGACTATTCCATATTTCTGCTGTAACGTTCGTGTTTTGAAAAGTCGTGAAGAAGTGGGTGGATAAATAGTTATGGAGACTGCTCAGAGTGTCCTTCGTGTTTTGGCGTAGTTTGGCATACTAATTGCTCTGGGGTAAGATAGTGATAAGATATTGGCTTAATGTGGTAAGGGAGAGGAACAGGAGAAAGCGAGGAGAATATGAGTGGCTGGTTGATTGGAGAGGGAGGATAAAGGATGGGGAATGCTTTCCTAGACAGACTTTGAGCGTTTTCTGACCGCAGGAACCTTAGTATTGTGATTTCGGTTGGATATTGATGAAAAAAGGGTTTTAGAGGATGGTGGTTTACATAATGTTTCTTATCGGAACATCTTCAGAGCTACCAGGGCAGATCACTCTGAAATATAGCGGGCTAGATTGCTGTTTATTGGCGAGGATTTGGGCTGATTTATACTTAACTACTCCTTTTGGGGTTGATATCCCAGTATCCCACGGGAGAGATGCCCCCCATGCCCCAAAGCGATTCGCCCCACCCAATGAAGACCTCACATCTGTAATATATCGTATTTGAGACTCGCTTCCCATCTATCCCTTCAGACTTTTCCCTTGACAACTACCCTATTTTCGATAGAATTAACTTGGTTAACGTAATAATCGGAATTAGGAGGCAAAGTTGGAGAATAAAATAATCCAAAAACAAGCTACTGAAGCAACCATTGACTGGATTGACAATTATATTTACAACCTCACGCACATAGTCCTATACCCGCCCGCGATAAGGGCATAAGATGAAGATTAGTTATCGGAACATAGAGGTAAATAGAATGGAGAAAATACCGCCTTTGCTCAAGATATTTATTAACAAGCAAATGGGAAGAGCCAAGAAAATGGAACTTACGAAACTGCAATTGAGGAAAAAATATGTGAGTTGTTTAATGCTTTGCTATACCTACCGTTACTTTCGCTTGAAAGAGATAGCCAAGAAAGCAAAGGTATCTTATCCAGTACTGAGGGAGTGGAGAACAGAAGAGGAATTTAAAAGAGAAGTTAGCAATCTAATTAAAAATTATGTTGATATTTTTCTAGCTGTTATTTCGGACACTGTTTTATGTTACAATGTTCTGCCAAATTGGCTAATTTTACCTGAATTAGAGGTAATTTATTACTCTTCCGAGCTGAAATGTGCAATAGCGCTTGAGTTAAAACAAAAACTTCTGATGGTAAATGATAAATTCAAGCAGGAACTTCTCTCGTCGTTGATAATTGACTACTTTTTAGCAACCGAGAAAGCAAGGAAAGACTGGGAATTTATGGGAGAATTAGAAAAAAGCTTGTTGATAATCAAAAAGGGATTAGACAATTCAAATCTTGACTTGAATAAATTGAACTTTGAGAAATTTTTATTGAAGAGAGAATTTGCTTATTATGAGCGAAAAGGGGGTGATGTCGATGCAACCGGGTGACTATGACCCGTATTTACCGCAACAGCGAGGGAGGTAGGGAGGGTAAAGTGAAAATATACCGCAAGGAAGATTTTAGTTTACCGGAGATTCAAATAAATGCCTGAAGACCGCCGCGAATCTAATCATAAATACTACGAAAAGCATAAGGCCAGGTGGAAGAAATACCGCCGTAGAGCTAAAATTAAAGCCAAAAGAAAGGCAGTAGGCCCGTATATGAGGCTCTCTGATAAGCAAAAAACATTCAAGAGAGCCGTGGACCAGGGCCTAGATCCTGCCGAGGCCGTAAAAAGAGCCTACCCCGATACAACCAATATAGGTAGGAAGCTCCATGACCTCAAACAACATCCAGTCTTAGCCATTTCTTTTGATAAGCACATGGCTGCTATGGTTGATGCGGGTTTTACCCCTAAATATGAGGCGGAAAGTAAGTTTGCTTTTGCTGAAAGGGCACATAAAAAGGGTTCTACTCCGCATGACGTTCGGAATGCCATTATAGTCCTGGAAGACTGGGACAAAGTTCAGGGTTTGACTGTTGAGAGGAGCGAAACCAGGTCTCTCAATATAAACATCACTATGACCGAGGAGCAGATGGAGTTCTTCTTGCGGAAACAGGGGGAGATGGAAAAACGAAAAGAGCAGGCGATAGATGGATAGGGTTAGATTAGTTCAGGTTCTTAATCCTATTACTGATAGGTGGGTAAAAATAGATACTCAATTAGGTTGTATAGTAGAACACAAGAAATCTCCAGGGCCTTATAAGGGTATTAAAATTGCGGAGAAGAAAAATGATGCGAGGATAAGTCATGAATCTAAGAGAACAGCAAATTAGAGACAAAGCCTGCACGGTGTGCGACGGTTTAAGACCCTATGGAAAAGGATTTCGGGCAGTATCAAAAATACGTTGTGACACTTGCAAAAATGGTTCAAATTGGAATTTGGTAAATGGTAGTTAAAACCCCAGAAAAATTAGACCAGAAAGAGCTGTTTCGGCTTCACTCCTACTGGGCGCATAACTCCCTTTATTACCTGAATAAGTTTGTTCTGTTTAAGCTTGCCAAAAACCAGATGACGGCTGATCCCCACGAGACGGTCTGCGATTTTATTCAACTCTGGCGCAAAGGGTGCAGCCGAAAACTGCTATTTATGTCCCGTAAATCCTTCAAGACTTCCTGTGTTTCCGTAGGAGACCCAATTTTTGACCTTATAAATGACCCCAACGATACTCTCCTTATTCTGGCTCAAGAGAGGGGTTATGCGATGAAGATTCTGGGTCAGATAAAACAGCAGATGTTGGAAAACGAAGAACTTATTGCTATAAATGGACGTGATTTTAAGATGTCCTGGGGCTGGAAGGAATATGAGATTTTTGTTAATGGGAGAACCGATTGGGTCTCCAAAGAACCTTCTATCGCAACGGCGGGAATCGACTCGGTAAAAGCCGGTCCCCATCCCCGTAAGATCTTTCTTGACGATCCTGAAACTGAGGACAATACCTCAAGTCTGGAAGCCTGCGAGAAATTGTTGGACAACTATAGAATGCTCTCGCCGATGTTGAAACAGGGGGGTCAGATGATAGTTGTTGGCACTCCTTACTCATTTGATGGAATCTACCACTATATTTTGGAGAATCTAGCGGAGCTCCAGGCTTACGATATTTTAGTGGGCCAGGCTAGAAAAGATTCAGGCATCCTTCCTAAAATTAGCAAATCCTTTACTCACTTGCCCGAGGGCCCAGAAGGAACTCTTTTGATGCCGAACGTTTTGACAGAGGAATATCTCGATGATGAAGAAGCGAAAGATCCCCCATTTTTTGCTGGACAATATATGATTTCTCTCTCCAGTGGAGGGGCAGCCGAATTCAAAAGAGAATGGTTTAGATATTACCTCGAAAAAGAACTTCCCGAAACACTCAAAAACTACGTTCTGCTCGATCCAGCTATTTCCCAAAAATCAACCGCTGATTATACCTGCATCAAAGCAGTTAGCCAAGATGTATTAAACAATGTTTTTATTCGCAAGGTGATTCACGCTCGCCTTGAGCCGGATGAGGTTATTGAATATTTTTACCAATTTTTCTTTGAGTATCATCCCCTCAAAATGGGGATAGAAACCAACGGTATGCAATGGCTTTTCAAATGGCAGTTTGATAAGGAAGCCAAGTTTAGAGGACGACTCCCCATCTTTGAGCTAAAGCACTACGGTAAACTGACCAAGAAGGCTCGCATAAGGGCTTTAATTATACCTTACAAAGAGGGAAGGATTTATCACCTGGCGGGCAATAAGGAGAAAACTAAAGTTCATCCTGAGCAGAGAATACTTGAATCTCAACTCCTGCACTGGAACCCCAAAAAGAAAATGCACGATGATGCGGCTGATACTCTAGCTATGTTCTTAGAGTTATCTACTCCGAGGAAAAAGAGGAA